CAAAGCAACAGGTTGATTATCTAGTCAATGCAGACCCATCTGCAAAAACATTTTTTGACAAGATGCCAAAAGGTATCATGGAAAAGGCGATTGAACACGCCAGAATGCGAATGGAAATGGGTAAGCCAGCATTTGCAACTGAAGAAGATAAGCCAGTAGGAATGCCATAATGGATTGGAACGATATTGATGGTGATGTTGTCAATGTTACAGGCAAAGACCATCTAGCAGAAATGGATGCACACTACGCCCGTGTGTTCAGTACCGACTCAGGACAGATTATTCTAGCCGACCTACGCAACAAGACCATTGAGCAGCCAACTTGGACTCCGGGTGAAGATG